AACGCGGTGGTTGTAGTTAAAATTAACGAGCACCTTTACGGTTCTGCCGGTGTTGCAGGTCAATAGGAGACTTAGGTCATGGCTATATCACGTTCACAACTAGTAAAAGAGCTAGAGCCGGGTCTAAACGCTTTGTTTGGCCTTGAGTATAGTTCTTACGACAACGAGCATGCTGAAATCTACGAAACCGAGTCTTCTGACCGTGCCTTCGAAGAAGAAGTGATGCTTTCCGGGTTTGGCGAAGCGCCAGTTAAAGCTGAGGGTTCGGGTGTTGCATTCGATCAAGCCCAAGAAGTTTACACTGCTCGCTACACTCACGAAACAGTGGCTTTGGCCTTCTCACTGACTGAAGAGGCAGTAGAAGACAACCTGTACGACCGTCTATCGGCTCGTTACACAAAGGCACTTGCTCGTTCAATGGCGACAACTAAGCAGATTAAAGCTGCTTCTATCCTCAACAACGCTTTCACTACCTCTATCGGCGGTGACGGCAAGCCTCTCTGTGCAACAGACCACCCAACATTGGGCGGACCTGATCTTGCAAACGAGTTGGCTGTTGCGGCAGACCTTAGCGAGGCTTCACTTGAGCAAGCTCTTATCGACATCGCAGCGTTCACTGACGAGCGCGGCCTGAAGATTGCTGTTCAAGGTACTAAGCTGATTATCCCTAAGGAGCTTCAGTTCACTGCAGACCGCATCATGAAGTCTACTCTTCGTGTCGGCACTGCGGATAACGACATCAACGCCGTTCGCAACATGGGCATGGTTCCACAGGGCTACAAGGTAAATCATTACCTCACGGACCCTGACGCATGGTTCATCATGACTGACGCGCCTAACGGTATGAAGATGTTTAACCGTGTAGCTATCAAGACTGGCTTCGAAGGCGACTTCGACACCGGCAATGTCCGCTACAAGGCACGTGAGCGCTACAGCTTTGGCTTCAGCGACCCACGTGGTATCTTTGGCTCACCGGGTACTCCGTAAGCCATAAGACGAAAGTCAGAAAGGGCCCTTAGGGGCCCTTTTTTCGTTTGGAAAGTAGTAGATATGCCTAGAGAAACTAAAGTAAAGAAAGAGTCGCAAGGTTCCCGAGTGTGCACCTCGTGTAACAAAACTAAGCTTATATCCCAATTCGAGCACTTTAAAGAAGGCTTTATTCGGGGGGTGTGTCAGCAATGCGTTACCCTGCAAAGAGCAAGAAAAACCTCTGCCACCCCCGAATCATACCTACGAGTACTAAATACACAGCTAAAATCCGGACGCGTTAAACAGGGTGTTGATTACGAACTGACCACGGAAGACCTTATTGACCTGTGGGAAATACAGGACGGCAAATGCGCGTTGTCTGGGGTTTTGATGACCCACCAAAGAGACGGCACCTACGGTGACAGGAAACAAAAAGACTTTAACGCCTCGATAGACCGAGTAAACCCCAACGGTCCTTACGTACGGGAAAACGTACAGCTAGTCTCCGCTAGGATAAATACTATGAAACACACCCTTAGCGAAGATATGTTCATATGGTGGGTAAAGAACATTTACGGGACCCGCATTAAGTGATATCTTGAGGGTGCTGCAATTCCGCAGTGAACAGTTAATGCTTTGTTCTTTGTGTGTTTATCTCCCTTGAAGAGACTTGGCCCGTCCCCCACAGACGGGCCTTTTTTATTTGTGCAACAGGGGAATAACTGGTATATACTGTTATAAATCCGGAACCAAACCGGCCTATCTGACAGTTTCCGGACTGACGACATGCAGACAGATAAGCCCCATAACTCGCATGTGAGGATTTCCCAATGAGTTCAACAACTTTTTCAGGTCCGGTCACCTCGACCAATGGTTTTGTCGGCGCTGTAACAGGCGATGTAACCGGCGCAGTCGTTGCGACCACTATCACCGCTTCTAGCAACGCTACCCTATCTGGCACTGCTAACGTCATCATTATCCCTACTAGTGACCCCGGTGTTACTGGCGCTATCTGGAATAATGCAGGCACTCTAGCTGTCTCAGCCTAAGTTTCTCACTCAATAGGAGTAACTTATGAGCGCAAGTAACATTGAGCTAGTAACCAAAGTACCTGTGGGTGGAGCAGCCGTTAGCGCAGCAGCGATTTCGGGAAGAACTCGCCTGTATGGCATTTATTACACTTGTACAGCCACTGCTTCTTCTTTTGAAATTAGAAACGGTGCTGCGGACACGGCCACCTCTTTGATTACTATTCATACCCCTGCAGCAGCCGGACAGTATGAGATAGATATCCCAGACGGTGGAGCTCTGTTCAATGCAGGTGCATTTATTGACGCTGCCGACACTGAGATAACCAGTGTGACCTTGGTATATGCAGGCGGAGCGGCGGCCTAATGGCTTCCACTAAGGCGGTTAAACGCACGCCTTCTGGGCGTGTATCCTATCGAGGTGAGACTTTCGCAGGCTATAACAAGCCCAAAAGAACCTCAGGAGGCAGCAAGAAGTTCGCTGTTTTAGCCAAGAAGGGTGACGACGTAAAACTGGTGCGCTTTGGCGATCCGAACATGACGATCAAAAAAGCTATACCAGAGCGTAGAGCCAACTTTAGGGCTCGTCACAACTGCGACACAGCAAAAGATAAATTCTCAGCACGATACTGGAGCTGTAAGAAATGGTAGCTAAAAAACCGACAGCCAAAAAGGTTACCGCTAAAAAGCCGGTACGTAAAATGGCTGCCGGAGGTTCGGCAACTAAATCTAAGGTTAACGAGGCAGGAAATTACACCAAGCCCACCATGCGGAAAAATCTTTTTTCTAAGATTAAGGCAGGGGGCAAAGGAGGTAATCCGGGCCAGTGGTCAGCTAGAAAGGCCCAAATGTTAGCTAAAGAGTATAAAGCCAAAGGCGGAGGCTACAGAGACTAGTGGCAATTAAACCACCACAGGCATCGCTTCAATCTTGGACAAAACAGGAATGGCGCACTAAAAGTGGCAAGCCTTCTACCCAAGGACCTAAAGCTACGGGGGAAAGATACCTCCCTTCGAGCGCGATTAAGTCCATGAGCAATAAAGAATATGCAGCGACTACGCGCAAAAAACGCGCAGATACTGCACGAGGAAAACAGTTTTCATCGCAACCGAAAAAGGTTGCGTCTAAAGTTAAACGATACCGATAGGAGGTGATCCAGATGGCCGGACGTGGAATGGGTGCCGCAACCAAAGGCGGAGGATGCGTAGGTACGGGTCCTAGAAATAAAGTTGAATCTAAGCCTAGCCGTAAGGTAGGTGATCCCGTCATGATGAACAAAGGCGGCATGGCAAACAGCAAAAAGAAAAGCTTTCCTGATCTGAATAAGGACGGAAAGGTTTCTAAGGCTGACGTGCTTATGGGCCGTGGAGTTCAAAAGAAAATGGGCGGCGGAATGATGAAGAAATACCGCAAAGGCGGAGCGGCGTGTAAATAATGGCTGCCGGTGTAAATCATTACTTTAAAGATGGGAAAATACATCGAGGGGGCACACATAAGCATCCTGATGGGAAGATAATGACAGGAAAAACCATGTCAAAGTCTTCTAAAAATGTTTACCACTATAGTGATTTATCCAAAACAGCGCAAAAAACAGCGCGAAAAAGTTGGGGCAAGTAGATGGCTACTTCAGGGACAACAGATTTTAATCTTTCGATTGACGACCTCGTAGAAGAGGCGTTCGAGCGTTGTGGCATGCAGATGACTGCAGGCTATCAGCTTAACTCGGCTCGTCGGTCGTTAAATCTGTTGTTTTTGGACTGGGCAAATCGAGGCCTAAACCTGTGGACCATAGAGCAAGCTACCTATGCTTTGGTCCAAGGCGACGCGGAAATATCTCTGCCAACAGATACGGTGAATGTTTTGACAGCAGTTATCCGTCAAACAAATAACGGACAGCAGCAGGATATAAACATCGAGCGCATAGGGCGGGAAGAGTACCTTAACGTCCCTGACAAGCTTACGCAGGCAAGACCGTCGCAGATATACATTGAGCGTACAAATACGCCTAAAGCTTATTTGTACCCTGCAGCAGACAAGGCGTATACGTTGGTTTATTACCGTATACGTCGAATGGAAGACGCCGGAGATTACACCAATACTACGGACGTTAATTTCAGATTCCTTCCTTGTCTGGCCTCAGGACTGGCTTATATGCTGTCTTTAAAGTACGCCCCAGACCGCACGGGCGCGCTGCAACAGATGTACGAGCAGGATTTTGATCGAGCGGCACAGGAAGACAGAGATACGGCAAGCACGTACTTTCTTCCCGACGTAGGGTACTAAAATGGCTCATGCAACGGGTAAGTATTCTTACGCCCTTTGTGACTATTGTGGGCAGCGTTACCCTTACCAGACTCTGAAAAAGAACTGGAAAGGGTTTATGGTCTGCCCTGAGGACTATGAGCCAAAAGAGCCGCAGCTAACCCCGTTAAAGTACAGGGGTGATGCAATAGCTTTACAGGACCCCCGTCCTGACAGAACTGAGCCGCTGAGTGTGTTTGTTAACAGCACTGGTGGGGATACACCTTTTGAGACAGTGCCGGGATCAATGCAGCCTGCCCCTCCTGCAATTGCAGTTGAAGGCGTAGGTACACTGGGAACGGTTACGGTGGTGACTACATGACCTATGATGAGTTAGTGACAAATATACGTAACTATACCGAGGTAGACAGCAATGTCTTTACCAATGCGGTCATAGACACGTTTATTTTGATGGCGGAAAACAGAATTCTTAGAGACATCGATCTGGATGTTTTTAAGATTGAAGCCACTGCCAACATGACCTCAGGCAATCGTTTTCTAGTTACACCAAGCGATATACTTACTCATCGCTACATTATGGCCACCTTAAACGGAGACCAGACCTTTTTGGAGTTTAGGGACACCTCTTTCATGAAAGAGTACTGGCCTGATTCTACAGTGACAGGTACTCCAAAGTATTACTCCGTATGGAACCAGAACACGTTTTATATTGCGCCGACACCCGACGCTAACTACGAAGTTCAGTTAGGATACATATATAAGCCCCAACAGCTATCGTCCGCTAACCCAACTACTTGGGTTAGCACCGATGCTCCAGAAGCGCTTTTGTATGCGTGCCTTATTCAGGCATATAGTTACACGAAGGGCCCGCTTGAAATGCTGCAGTATTTTGAAGACAGCTATAAGCAGGCCATACAAGGTCTCGGCATTGAGCAGCAAGGTCGCCGTCGTCGTGACGAGTTTAGAGACGGCATGATCAGGTTGCCTATCAAATCGGAATCACCCGGCCCGTAATTTTTTAAGAGGAAAGAAAAATGGCTATTTCACAAGCTATGGCAACATCATTCAAAGTCGGCATTCTTGACGGAACTTTCGACTTCAGCAGCGGCACAGCACAGGTCTTTAAACTGGCCCTTTACACGTCGTCAGCTACGCTAGACGCTACTACTACTGCGTACTCTGCGACTAACGAAGTTTCAGGAACAGGTTACAGTGCGGGCGGCGGCACGCTGACTATTTCAGCAAATCCAGCTTCGAGCGGTACAACAGCGTTCTTGGACTTTGCCGATCTCACGTTCTCTACGGCAACTATTACTGCTCGTGGTGCGCTTATCTACTTTGCAAACGGCGGCACTAACCCTGCTGTTGCAGTTCTGGACTTCGGTTCGGATAAGACTTCAACTGCAGGCGACTTCACTATTGTCTTCCCTGCGGCTGACGCGAGCAACGCGATCATACGTATCGCTTAAGGTAGGCTGTAATGGCTGACGTTACGGTCCCACTAGCCGGTTGGGGATACAGCACTTGGGGTACGGATTCGTGGGGCGAAGGTAATGCTCTGCCTGTTGGTACTGGTGAAGTTGGGTCCGTAACTGTAATTGAAGGCTTTGCGACAAGCGTAGCCGTTACGGGGGTTACCGCTAGCTTTACACTGGGCAATTTTGTTGTAGAAGGCGATAAGAACGGCCTAGTTTTAGGCAACGCCGCTACGGGTGAGGTTGGTAACCCGACAGTTACGGGTACCGCTGTATTCTCGGTCACTGGGGTTGAAGGCACTACGGCACTCGGAAATTCTGTGGCAAGTGCTGCTGCGGATGTTGCTGTTACCGGTGTTGAAGGCACTGTCGCTCTAGGAGCTGCTAATGTCCAACAAGGTGCGGGGGTAAATCCCGTTGGGGTTCAAGGCACTACGGCACTAGGTACGGTAAGCGTTACAGCAGATGCTATAATTCCTGAAACCGGCCTACAAGCAACCTCGGCACTGGGAAGTGTTACGGTAGACTTAATCCAAGCGGTTGACGTGACCAGTGTTACAGGCACTGCAATACTCGGCCAAACTTCTGAAAATGGCGCAGGTATAGTATCCGTCACAGGAGTACAGGCCACAGGTGAAGTTGGAACAGTTCTTGTTTGGAGTAGAATAGTTCCAAGCGGAAATCCTAACTGGACGGAGATAATAGCAGCATGAAAACAGTAAACGAAGCAAAAACTTTGGGCGATGCAATAGACCCTAAGCATGAAATTGAAGTGGTATGCCGTAATTGTGGGTATGATGTAAATGAAGCTGAATTAAAGGCCGATACTTGCTCAGATTGTGGCGAACCACTAAACTTACGACAAAATACAACGATTTACGCGACTACAATACCCGCTGCCGGTGGCAGTACACTAGTATAAGTACTGGAGAAACCTAATGGCGACCTACGTTAACAACTTACGACTTAAAGAAATCGCCACGGGCGATGAAAGTGGCACTTGGGGAACCAGTACCAATACTAACCTTGAGCTGATTACCGACGGTTTTAGCGCGGGTGTTAAGCAGCTAGCCGCAGACGCCGATGAAACCTTTACAATGCCTGACGGCACGGCAGACGACACCCGTTCGTTTTTACTCGCGTTTACTTCGGCGGTATCGCTAACAGCGACTCGCGTGGTTACGCTTGGCCCAAACACAATATCTAAAGTGTGGATTATTGACAACCTTACTTCTGGCGGCCAGATTATTACGATCAAGCAAGGCTCAGGTGCTACGGTAGACATTCCAAACGGCGCTAAGGTCATGATCGTCACGGATGGTGCGGGAGCGGGTGCGGGGGTCTTTAATGCTAACCCCACAGCCGCTAGTGGCGGCACAGTAACGAGTGTAGGCGGTACGGGCACAGTTAACGGGATTACCCTGACAGGCACAGTCACTAGCTCCGGCAACCTAACACTTGGCGGTACACTGGCCAACGTCGATCTGACTACCCAAGTAACCGGAACCTTGCCTGTTGCCAACGGCGGTACGGGGATTACTTCTTTCGGCGCAGGCATTGCAGATTGGTTAGGTACGCCTTCTAGTGCAAACCTTGCTACTGCGGTAACAGACGAAACAGGTTCAGGACTTGTTGTATTTAACGTAAGCCCCGCGCTTACTACTCCCGCAATAACAACGGGAATAAATGATGTAAACACCAACGAAATACTTAAGTTTACGGCTACAGGCTCTGCGGTTAACGAAATTACGTTGGCAAACGCTGCCACTGGGGGACACCCATCTTTATCCGCCACAGGTACCGACACTAATATAAGTTTAGATATAGCCCCCAAAGGCACTGGCGAATTTAATGTCACCTCAAGCTTTATGTCAGGTGTGTTTTCGGACCGTGTATCTGTTATTGGCAACACGGGAACGTCGCAAACTATCGACTGCGACGACGGTAACGTATTTACTGCGACCCTAACGGGTAACTGCACCTTTACGTTGGCTACCCCTAACGGTATCTCTAATAGGGCTACGTCTTTCACGCTAATTCTTACTAACGATGCCACGGCCTCTAGGACAGTAGTTTTGTCGGGTGGCACCTTTAAGTATCCGGGCGGGTCTATCAGTAGAAGCACGGGCGCTAATGAAGTAGACATTTGGTTTTTCTTTTCGCCGGATGGCGGTACAACTTGGTATGTTACAATACCGGCTAAAGATTTAACCACATAATTTAATACAGCCTAGGAGGCTACTAAAATGGCATTACCAGAAGAGTTACAAAATCAAGTTGACTACCACACAACTATAGACAATAACCGAATGGCTAACCAGAATGCGGCGGATTCCAAACGCGCTAAGTTAGAAACGTTGCGTATGGCTAAAGATATCGTTATGGAAAACCATAAGACGGCTGCGGCCGGAAGCGTTATTGGTGCTACCGATATAACTGCTATGGCGACTACGCTCGAAGCTTTTGTAAATAGTTAATGGAATCGTATGCGTATTTCTCAACGCCTATATACCGTGAAGAGCGGTCAGAGTGGGTGGAAGAAACGCTAAAACATACCCAGAAATACTATGAACAAATGGAGCCATCGGTAGTCAAACAGACTACGCACATGGCGAATGACCCTGACCTTGGGTACTTAGCGTCCTACTTTCGAGACAAGGGCGTTAGTATTCTAAAGGATCAGGGTTATTTAACAGACGAGTATGAGTTTTACGTGTCTGGAATGTGGGGCCAAGAGTTTGCATGTACTGGTAGTAATATTATGCACGTGCATGGAGACAGCCAAATATCAGGGTTCTACTTTTTAGAAATGCCCGAAGGCGGGTCTTACCCTATATTTGATGACCCAAGACCGGGAAAGCGCATGGCGGATTTGTGGGCAGCGCCTAACGATCAAGTTACAATGGCAACGCCTCAGATACACTTTAACAATGTGCAAGCGGGCACTATGATGCTGTTTAACTCGTGGTTGCCGCACATGATTACACCGAACCAATCTAATAATCCGACAAAGTTCATACACTTTATTTTGTCGCAAAGAAAAAGGTTTATTTAATGCAGCATTTGCTGACGCCGTATTCTAGGAAGATAGAACCGTTTGCGTGGTGGGAAAACGCATTTACCGATCAAGAGCTTGATTGGCTGCAACAAAAGGCAAAAGAAGCTACACAGGATGCGCAAGTAGGTGGAGGAAGTAAGGGGGGCCTTAACTACCATGTAAGGCGCTCAGAGTTAAACTGGTTAAACAAAGGTCCTGAATGTGAGTGGGTTTTCGAGCGTTTAGCACATATTGCAGCACAGTTAAACTCCGATTATTTTGGGTTTGATCTAACAGGCTTCGCGGAACCTTTGCAGCTTACTAACTACCACGAAGACAGGCAGGGGGCGTATACGTGGCACCAAGATTTTGGCGCTTCGGGGGTTTCAAGAAAACTGTCTATAGTGTTGCAACTTTCAGACCCGAATGGGTACGAAGGGGGGGAGCTGCAAATATTGACGAGTGGAAAACCGACCGTAGTGCAGAAAAAAAGAGGTTTAATTACTGTATTTCCCGCGTGGACTTTGCATCAAGTAACTCCAGTAGTTAAAGGCACGCGCCAAACATTAGTAACATGGATTTCGGGACCTGCATTTAAATGAAAATGGAAACCAAAGATTTTATAGGCGTTATTTCAGACGTGTACCCAGAGGGCTTCTGTGCGCACTTAATAGCGGAGTTTGACCGGAATCAAAGTTTCGGTGCCGGAAATGATAGGCAGCAAGGAGAGGGCGTCCACAAACATAAAAAGGACGATTATCAAATAGGGTTAAACGGTAAAAATTTTAACTTTGAACCCTTTAACGGTGATAACCCCGTAGATATATTTTTCCAAGGACTTCAAAACTGTTTTGAGCAGTATACGGACACATTTTCCGTAGCTAAAGATATAAGGATGAATTGCAATAACCTGAAAATGCAAAAAACTTCTACCGGGGGCGGCTACCACGTGTGGCATGGTGAGCAAGGTAACGGGGAACAAGCTAATCGGGGCCTAGTGTATATGCTTTATTTAAACACTTTGCCAATAGAAGCTAACGGCGAAACAGAGTTTCTGTACCAAGAACGGCGAATAAATCCTGTCGAGAACACAATGATTATTTGGCCTGCGTCTTTTACTCACGCGCATAGGGGAAATCCCGTTTATGGAAGTAACACCAAGTATATTGTTACGGGGTGGTTCTACCATGAGTAATTTTCAAGACGCCCGTTACTGCAAAGTAGAAGGTTTGGTCGACGCTCAAACGATACAAACAATATCTCAGTATTTTGAGAACAAAATAAAAGCGGGTGAATGGACACCAAAAGCAGAACTTAAACCGGAAGAGGCTAGCCGTTTTAGTTACTATGCCGACCCTTTAATAGAAGTTTTATTGAAGCAGTGTTTAACTGTAGTGGAAGAACAAACAGGGCTAGAGTTAGAACCAACATATTCATATAGCCGCGTGTATCAAGAGGGCGAAGAGCTTACCCCTCATACGGACAGACCTTCTTGTGAAGTAAGTGTGACGGTTAACGTAGCATGCACCAACGGTATATGGCCTATATGGATGCAATATGAAGGTAACGATCCCGTAAAGTGTATGCTAGAGCCGGGGGATGCAGTGATTTATAAGGGTTGCGAAGTGACTCACTGGCGTAGAAAATTACCTAAAAGTACAATAAACGTACAATTTATGCTGCATTATGTAGACAAGAACGGCCCTTATGCCGAATATAAATTTGATAAACGTACTTCGTTAGGAGTAAAACAATGCCTATAGGAACTAGTAAAGTAGGTTTATTTGGCGGAAGGATACCCATACCCGCGGGCAGCGAAACTTTTAATTCACCCGGAACTTTTGTTGTCCCCGAAGGTTTAGAAATTGTTACGGTATCCGGTAACGGGTCCTCCGGCAATGCGGGTAATCCGGGCGGTGCGGGAACTGGCGGATTTAGCGGGGCCGGGGGAAGTGCGGGAACGCTTACCAATAACTGCCCGATTGCCCCTAATCAAAACTGGGGTTATTGCGGCGGAGTTAGTGTAAAAGCCGGAGGAGCTAGTAGACAAGCGCCGGGGGGTCCCGGCTTGTCTGGAAATCCCGGCAATGCGGGGGCCACCACCTCAGCTTTAGGCCAAACTTTCACAAACGGTAATGGCGGTAATGGCGGTGCTGCGGGAAATCTCGGTGCCTCCGGAAATGCTGGAAATGCTGGAAACAGCTCGAATATAGCGAGGGCAGGACCCGCGGGAAGTGTCACCGCTACGTCACCTTTTGGTGGTAATGGCGGTGGTAGTAATGTTTCGCCAATTAATACCGGCGGTACGGGTATGAAGGGGCAAACACAGTCGTTGGATAATCCTCCGCCTATAAACATTCAATCTGTTTGCGTAATTGGAGGGTTTGGGGGCAGTGGCGCGGGGAGTAGTAGCCCCGGTAATTATAATGTTGGTGGGTCTATGCCCGGTCCCGGCGTATCAGGCTGTTCTTCACCACCAATACCCGGCGGTTCTACTGGCGGCGGTGCGGCAGGGATAGGCGTTTACGGCTATTCTAACAGCTTTGACACGTACAATATCCCACGAAATCCGACAGCGGGGGCACAAGGAAACACTTCTGCCGGTTTTGCCGGTGGCGGTGGCGGTGGTGGTGGTGGTGCAAGGATGGCAGGAAACAACGCGGGAGGTTGGGCCGGGCAAGTCACTTCGGGCGGTGGAGGGGGAGGCTCTTCGACAAGCGGAAACCCCGGTAGTCCCGGTAACCCCGGAAATTCTGGCACACCCGCTACATTTAATTGCGTACCTACAACTACCGGCACCTACCCCGTGCAAGTAGATAACGGGGGTCAAATAACAATTTCTTGGAATACTCAGTAGCTATGGAAAATTACAAAAACCTTACTACAAAACAAATAGACGAAGAGCTAAAAAGATTGGAAAAAGTCGCGCAGCTTAGGAGTATGACGAGCAACGATAGCCGTGCACAGTCTATAAACATAGGTACAGCGGGTGGGGGTGCTACCGAGATAACTATGCGGGGAGTGCACGGTGATTTTCTATGGAATGTGTATCAACCAGTAGAGGTAATTGAGCTTATTAACCAATTAGCCGCAGGGATAGGTTGCCATATTGCCATTCAACCTAGAAAAGATTTTGCTAGTTGGAGAGAATGGAAGCATGATTCAGACCATCTACCGTTTATGGGGGTGAGCGTTGCTCCGTTTGCTAATATGTGGCCCGATTTTGCTAATCATCCACCGATAAGTCGTGAAACGGGAGGTAATTTACCTTCCCCCGAAGAACAACCCGGATTAAAACCTAAACTAGAGGTTAAGGAGAAAGAAAATGTGGCAACTAAGAAAGCTGTCAACAAACGAAGCGCTAAGCGAAGCCGGACCACTTCCAAATAACTGGGGTCCTATTTTTGGCATGTTAGGAGTCCAAGATAAACTTGGTGACTTATCGTGGCTTGGTGAAAACTACTCAGACCAAGGTTGGGTTCAGGTAGAAGACGAAGTCAATACGCTTGCTGAAGCAACCCCTGCCGAGTTGGAGTGGGAAAAAGCTAAAGTTTTGTTGAGGGAGTCGGATTGGTCCGTTCTTTCAGACGTGCCTATGTATAACGAAACCCGTCAAAAGTGGATTTCTTATCGTAAAGCGTTAAGAGAAATTAAATACCAATCAGGTTTTCCTGAAAGTATAACGTGGCCTACTAAACCGGAGTGAAGTACCGCATACGGTTTAATAAAGCCCGAGGGCAACCGGGTCGTGGTACAGAAGAGCACGTATGGCGGGTGCTTCAAGACAATACAGAGTGGTTGGCTCGACACGTTATAATAGAAGTACCGTCCAGAAGTGAGCAAGAAGGCCCTGACTGGAATATGGTTTGCGAAGGCAACATGTTATTTTTTGAAGACACAGATACGGCGGTAATTACAAAATGATTATATGCGACTCAAACAACTTTGCCGTAACCCGTGCTCAAAAAACGGGCGGTGCCTCGCTTGAAATTTATTTTCTTGAATCGGGACTGGTAGATACAAACAGCGACATATACACACTTGAGGGCGGGTTTAATACTTGGGAAGAGTTTAAAGCTTATAGCGATGCCCATGACAATCTTAAGTATTCAGAGCTTCCCAGAGATTTGTACGGGTATGATTATCTTAAAGACGCACAAAAAACCTACCATGAAGTAGTAGCTGATGGGCAGGCCCCGGCCGATATGCCTTGGGTGGGTACAATACGTCACCCATTACATTGGCTTGCATCCCTCTATTACTATGCAAACGTGCGAAGAAAAATAACCGCAGCAGAAAACCTTAAAAAGTACGGGCACTACACTAAAAACGATCTTGATATGGCACAAGAAGTATCCGAGCCAGACGCTTCATTTGATTTTGTTTTTGATAAGCATTGGACGCACCCTAATGTACAGGATAGCTTAAAAGCACAAACAAGCTACTATCCAGAGCACGTGCAGCTATTCAATATTGAAAACATACATGAACACGCCACAGCTTTTATAACAGCCAAAGGCGGTGCGGTAATGGAACGAATAGAAGTGCGTAAAAGCGACAACGACCCTACGTACTACTTGGATAACCTTTCCGCCGACAGAAAGCAACGCGCTTTAGATATATATGCAAAAGATTTAGCGGCTTGGGAAGCAGCATACGCTATTTATAACTAATGTTTATATCTCGTTCTAACAATTTTGTTTTCATAAGAGTACCCAAGACCGGCTCTACGTCGGCTTTGTTTTATTTTTTAAGCTCGGGGCTTTACGACTCTAGCAAAGACACGGTGGCCCTTGAGGGTAACTTTTACTCGTGGGAGCAGATGCAGAAATGTTTTGTAGATCATCCCAAAGACTACTTAGAAAAAGCCCGACAAGTTCCGTTTATGGATTTGGTTGGTATAAATAGGGAAGTGCACTCGTCATATTCCGAGTTAGTCAAGGAAGGGAAAGTAGACAAAGGGATGCCGTGTTATTCGGTGGTTAGAAACCCTATAGACAGATTGTGCTCTATTTACTTTTATAAAAATAAGCAAGGAGACGTGGCGGGTAAGGCCCCAGAAACAGAAAACGTTAACGAGTTTTGCTATAAAGCTTGTATTAAAGGCGAAAAACTAGACCCCGAGCATTCAAGTAATTTGCAGTCTAGTTATTTCCCAGATCATACAAAGCTATGGAATATAGAGAACTTACATGAACACGCGGTAGCAGACATAACTGCTTTGGGGGGCAAGGTCGGACATCCGATACATGTGCGAAAAACTAATCCGGACCCTATAGATTACCAAGCACTCTTGTCTCATGAAGTGGTTCAGATGATAGAGTTAAAATACGCTCAAGACTTTGTTCTTTGGGAAAAAGCATACGCGGTGTACAATTAAGTAGGGCTAGATAGTAGTAGGAGAACCCATGAGATGACCGAGCTAGAGCTAGAAGCAATGATACAGCGTGCTGCGGAGGCGGGGGCTAAAAAAGCCTTACGTGACGTGGGTTTACAAGACGACGACGCTGTTCATGACATGCGTGAAATACGCGACCTTCTAGACTCTTGGCGGTCGGCCAAACGTACTGCGGCAAATACCGTGATTAAGACCTTTACCTACATATTCTTGGGTGCCCTGCTAACGGGGTCCTACTTTAGTTTTTTTAACAAGCCTTAGGTGCGTATTATGAGCCACTTCCAGACCGCGCTAGTTGCCGAGGCTGTGGATGGTGGATGGCGGCTACACGCCCCATTGGTGTACTATAGCGACGTACTGGGCCGTACAGTCACTGTGCCTGCGGGCTATTACACTGATCTGGCGAGTGTACCCAGAATATTCCGGTGGGTAGTGCCTGTGGCAAACGCGAAAAACCGCAAGGCTGCCGTGGTCCACGACTATTTATGCACTCACGGAGACGGCGTTGTTAAGAACCAGAAACAAGCTGATAAGGTATTTCGTGAAGCATTAAGCGTACTAGGTCTGGGAAAGTTTAAGTCAGGCGCGCTTTATTACCCCGTGCGTATGTTTCAGTCTATTAAAGGGTGGTTTAAATGAGATTACTTACTTTAGGTGCAGTGCTGCTTGCACTCCCTGCTTGTACGCAGTTAAATAGCCTAGAAATTACCCCTGAAGATAACGCTATGGCGTGTCTAAAAGGTAGCACTAATGCTGCCGGTGGGTTACTAGGTGCAAACGTCGCGGGTATTACCGTAGAACTACCTTCTTCTGTGGATACCTCCAACTGGACTGCACAAGACTGGAAAGAGCTAGCCGAGCTTTGCGACTAGTGGGAGAGTTTACGTACTTCTCGTTCGGTGAGTTTGCTTGTACGCATACAGGTAAAAACCTCATTGAAGAGGACTTTGTACTTAGACTCGATGAATTGCGCGGCCTGTGCGGGTTTCCGTTTGTTATAACCAGTGGGTACCGCGACGCGACACATCCAGAAGAAGCACGTAAGACAAAGCCCGGTACGCACGCTCAAGGCATAGCCGCCGATATAAGGGTAACTAACGGAGCACAACGCGCATTAATTGTTAAACATGCGTTAGAATTGGGCTTTAACGGTATTGGAGTGGCTAAGACCTTCGTACACGTTGACACCCGCCCAAGCACCCTTGTTATGTGGACTTACTGATGGCCTTTTTCAAACTTACATTAGCGCCCGGCATTGACAAACAGAACACCGAATACGGTGCTGAAGGCGGATGGACGGATGGCGACAACATCCGTTTTCGTTATGGAATGCCAGAAAAAATTGGTGGTTGGACTTATTTTAACGGCACTGCAGATTACTTAGTGGGCTTTGCTAGTTTCACGTTTTCTTGGAATAGCCTCGCAGGGACTCCCTACCTTGCCGTGGGCACGGACCGGAAAATCTACGTAAGCTTAGGTGGTGCTTGGTACGATATCACTCCCCTACGAGCCACAACCGCTGCCGGTGACGTGACGTTTGCCGCCTCTACAGGCTCGCCTATAATAACCGTGACAGACGCCTCCCACGGAGCGTCACAGGGGGACTTTGTTACCTTTAGTGGTGCAGCAAGCCTCGGCGGGCAAATCACCGCTGACATCCTTAACTCCGAGTGGGAAATCACCGAGGTCACGAACTCAAGCACCTACACAATCACTGCCCCTGTCAATGCTGACGGATCAGACACGGGTAATGGCGGCGCTTCAGTGGTAGGCGCATATCAAATTAGCGTAGGTTCTGACACTAGTTATTTCGACTTCGGTTTTGGTACAGGAACATGGGGCGCGGGTACGTGGGGTACTCCACGAACTGAAGTGCAGGTTGAAACGCTCAACGCGCGTATTTGGCATTTCGATAACTTTGGCCAAGTGCTGCTTCTGCAGCTTGTGGATGGGGAGCTATACCAGTGGAATCCTTCCGACGGCGTAGATACTCGCGCTTCACTGGTTTCTGGTGCACCGACTAAGAACGGCTACATGCTAGTTTCTAGTCCAGACAGGCATTTAATTGCCTTAGGCACTGAAACCACAATAGGTGACCCTGACACTCAAGATCCTTTGTTCGTCCGATTCTCCAACCAAGAAGACATTAACACTTTTGCCGAGTCTGCTACGAACACGGCCGGTGGCCAACGGTTATCCGACGGTAACAGGATTCAGACAGCAGTCAGGGCGCGTGGACAGATACTGATATTGACCGACACGTCTCTTCACGGCATGCAATACATTGGTCCTCCGTACACGTTCGGTTTCCAACAGCTAGGCAGCAACTGTGGTGCCTTGGGTCCAAACTCTGCGATAGAGGTTAATGGATTGGCTTTCTGGATGGGCCACGAAGCGTTCTACGTCTTTGACGGTACGGTGAAAAAGCTTCCCTGCACACTACAGGATTACGTCTTTGACGACATCAATCTGGTGCAAGAGGATAAGGTTTTTGCTGCGCTGAACTCTGACTTTAACGAGGTCACGTGGTTCTATTGCAGTTTCACGTCGGATTATATTGATCGGTGTGTGACTTATAACTATCTTGAAAACGTCTGGTCTGAGGGTACGTTAGCGCGTACTTCTTGGCAGGACGTGGGGTCGTTCCAACTTCCCACGGCTTCTGAGTATTTCCCTGAAAGCACTGAGGCTACTATAGGCACTATTTACGGACTCACGGCCGGTCGAAGCTTAATATATAACCACGAAGACGGTGTTAATCAGGCAGACGGCAGCGCGATTACGGCCTTTATCGACTCTGGTTACTTTGATATTGGCGACGGCGACAACATGATCTTGATGCGGCGGTTTATCCCTGACTTTAAGAACCAAGAGGGAAACCTTACGGTAAACCTGTTATTGCGCGCCTACCCACAAACCACCGCTAGTCCAAGTTCCTTGGACCCCTACGTCATCACGCCGACGACAGACAAAGTGGACACGCGGGCTCGCGGGCGGCAGATTGCGTTGAAGATTACCAGTGACGAAGTCGATACTAACTGGCGCTACGGTACGCTGCGCGTTGATATTCAGCCGGATGGTCTGCGATGAGCAAAATACAGAACGTCCGACTACCTGACGCGGCGACAGGCGACTACAGCCCTCAGCAGTTTAACCAGTTGGTGCGTTCGCTAGAGCAGATTGTTCTGCAACTGAACTCTAGTTACACGCCGATAGTCACACAGAGCAAAAGCAACGCTCGGGCATGGTTCGAGGGGACATAAATGGCAGATAAATATTTTCATCAGAGACTTATCCCTGCAGCGGCGACCGAGACAACGATATACACGGTCCCTGCTGCAAATACGGCGATTATTAAGTCCCTGCGGGTGACCAATGCCTCCGGCAACCAGTCGGATATTACGGTAAGCCAGTACGAGACATCGGGTGGTGCAGCAGGGTATTTGTATCATGCTCAAGCATTAGCGCACAGTGCAAGCGTTGACGTGTTTGCAGGTGTTCCGTGCATTTTAGAAGAAAGTAACGTCTTAAAGGTTACTTCGACACGAGCCGATGTGACTTTTTACCTGTCTTATCTTGAAGTGGACAGGGACTAATAATTGCTTGATAATCAGCAGTAATTTCGCGCTTCGGGCGCGCGACCCTGTGTGGTCCTACTTAAAAAATTAAGGAAAAGATCATGGCAGAAGCGATGCAGGGAGCTATGCCCCCACCTCCCCAAATGGGTAATATGAGCGCCGAAATGGCCGCCGTAGAAGAGATGCGAAAGCAGGTCTCGCCCTCCGAAGTGAACAATGAAATGCTCATGGCGGCAGAACAGGCCGACCCTATTGCCGTTGCAGAGTTCAGACGTGAACTCGAAGAGATGGAAATCCCGCCGGAGGTGCTTGCACTTCTTAATACGATGGTTGATGAGGTTCTCGCCGACCCCGCTAACTACGCCGCTATCCGCGAGCGTTACATGGCGCAGGGCGTAGACGAGGAGCTTCTCCCTGAGGCGTTTGATGCTCAGCTATTTGGCGCGTTACAAGTCGCGCTTGATCAGCTTCGAGCTCCTGACACAATGGCTCCCCCACAAAACTTCGCCAAGGGCGGTATCGCAAGCCTCCGCCCAATGGCTCAGGCTATGGCCGACGCAGGCCGTAACGGCGACACGATGGTCGCCCATATTAGCCCCATTGAGGCACAGATCCTAAAGCGTATTGGCGGTAGCGGCACGACTAACCCTACCACCGGCATGCCTGAGTTCTTCCTGAAGAAGCTATTTAAGAAGATCGGTAAGACGGTCAAGAAGTTTGCCAATACGACGATTGGTAAGATCGTTATCGGTACGGCCCTGTTCGCAATTGCCGGTCCGGCAGCAACGGCAATATTTGGAAGCACCGCTGCCCCTGCTTTGGTTGCCGCTACCAAAGGTTTCGTAGCCGGTGCAGGCTCGTCTCTTATTGCAGGTGGAAACTTTAAAGACTCCCTGAAGGCAGGCGCTATTGGCGCGGTAACTGCCGGTGCAGTAAGTGGCGTGACCCAAGGAGCAAGCGCATTTAAGTCTACTGCAGCGCCTACAGGTGCTCCGGTGACTACTTCTGTCCCTGCGGTGGATAGCACAGCGGCACTTCCTGATTTAAGCGCTACAGCGGCAGAGACGGTGGCGACTGGCGTACCGATGCCCATGGACCCCTTTGCCGCCAGTCCCACAGGAATGCCTGTTGCAACGCAGCCTGTCGTACCCCCTATCCCCGCAGCACCTCCTATACGGCCGGGCGACCCCTTCGCTGCCTCCGGAGCGCCTGTTGCTCGAGCGCCAGTCCAAAGCGGTGTTGCTTCATTGCCCACCACGCCTGCAGCAGGTCAGCAAGTAGCCGCTACAGGCGGTCAAACCGCCCCATCAAGTTTCTTTGGGAACATAAAGGAAACCTTTGCTCCGGGCGATGCGACTTTTGGCGACAGAGTAGAAAGCCTAAAAGACGCGTTCTCTCCCGCTGCGCGTCAGGCGGCAGGGGCGGAAAGAGCACAATTAGCAGGCAATAAAGCTTTTGGCGATACGTTAGATCAATTCGCACAGAGGGGTATAACTGAGAACACTCAAGGTTACGCGACAGCGGTTAAGGCAGCTCAAGACGCCGCTTCTGCCGCAGTGGCGGCCAATACTTCGGGGGCAATATCCAACTACCTACCTCTAGCCGCTGCAGGCATGGGCATCGCCGGATTATCTGGAGCGTTTAGCCCTGAGCAACCACAGCTACCGCCCGGCTTTGAAGGTATGACGGATGCGCCCGGCCAACGACTGCTCGAGCAGTACCCTGAGCGTTACGGCCTGAGCTTTGGCGGCGTGAATACCATGTCGCAAACTGCTCCTTATCAAATGTATCGTCCCTACGGTGCCGCGAAAGGAGGCAGTACGTCTGACTTCCCACGCAAGAATGGCCACATAAGCGGGCCGGGCACTGGTACGTCCGACGACATCCCCGCAATGCTCAGCGACGGCGAGTTTGTATTCACCGCCAAGGCAGTACGCAACATGGGCAACGGATCACGGCGCAAGGGCGCTAAAAAAATGTATGCACTTATGAAGAATCTAGAGGGCCGCGCCAATGGTTGATATGACCTATTCAACCCAGTACGTACGTGAAGCGCCAGAAATTGAAGCGTACAAGCTAGGACTAATTAACGAGGCTCGAGACCTTTACAATCAGCCTATGTACCTGCCCGCCGTTGAGGCCGCAGGTCTTTCTGGCACTGAGCTGCAGGGAATTGACTTTGCCAAGCAGGGTGTTGGCGCGTTCGAGCCTTACATACAGGCGGCATCTCAAGGCGTCACCCAAGGCATGGACCTCACGCAGCGTGGCGCGTTAGCGGCAGGCGCTGTTGACACGACGGCTCAGTATCAGGCCGCTCAGGACATGATGGGTCGCGCAGTCCCTGTTATTGGTCAAGGTATTGGCGGTATCTTAGGTTCTGCTAAGGCATATGACCCAAACCAAGCCGCCTCTTACATGAACCCTTACCAACAGCAGGTGACACAAAACGCTCTTGGTGAGATGCGCCGTCAGGCGAACATCGCCCAGACTGGAGCCGCCGCACAAGCAGTGGGTGCAGGTGCTTTTGGCGGGACTCGAGAGGGTGTTCAGCGCGCTGAAACTGAGCGCGGCGTTCAGGACTTGATGCAGCAGCGAATCATGCAGGACTACGCCAACAACTACGCGCAGGCACAGCAGGCGGCAATGCAGGGATTTGAATCTCAGCAGCAGCGCCAACTGGCCGGTGGGCAGGCGTTAGGTCAAGCCGGAATGCAGTTCGCCAATCTCGGACAGGGTATCGGCGGTTTGACTGCACAACAGGCAGGCGTTGACATTAACAAGGCAGGCGCATTAGGCAACCTTGGTAGCCAGATGGGGTCGCTTGGCACGCAATACGGCGCATTAGGTCAGGCTTCACAGCAACTCGGCGCGGCAGACACAGGTCTGTTGATGGGTCTTGGTGGCCTCGAGCGTCAAGTCGAGCAAAGCCAGATCGACGCGATTCGATCCACCCAGATGCAGGAAGCGATGGCTCCTTATCAGCAGCTTGGTTTTGTTTCAGACATTTATCGTGGCGCACCAACCACCTCAATGGCACTTACCGCCCAGACCGCACCTAGCGCGAGCCCGCTGCAAACAGCGGTAGGCTTGGGAGTAGGCGCGTTGTCCACGGCAGCCGGTGCACAGAAAGCAGGGTTATTCTAATGAAAGATGAGCTTTAGATGGTTGATGACGATCAGGTCGAAAACGTCGGGATTATGTCCGGCTTTATGGACGAGATCGACGAGTTAATGGAAGAGCTCTCTGGCGAGGAGCGAGAGGAAGGTGACGACGCCGACATGGCGCGGATGATGGCGCGCACGCCTGACTCACCTGAAATCCTCATGAATAACCTTCGTGGTGACATGCGTTCGATTGACGCGCGCCGTGAGGAGCTTGCCGATTTGGTTGGATTCCGTGAAGCAGAAGAAACGCCTGAGGGTGTTCTTGCGTTACTGCAGCCGGTTCTAGCGCAGCAGGCCGCGCCCGCTATGCCGATGCCTGCACCTATGCCACAGGGCATGCCTCCTGAAATGGCCGGAATGGCACCACCTCCTATGCCCGCAGGTCCTGCACCTGCGATGGGCGGTATTGGTGGATTGCCCATGGACCAAGGACCTGCGCCTATGGCGATGGCTAACGGAGGCATGGTCCAGTATTTTCAAGAAGGTAGCGGCGAGGAGGGCGTTACCCCAAATAGTAGTGCCTACCCTCCTGAAATTGTGGCAGCAGCCATAGAGCGTTATAAAGCGATAATGAATCAGCAGCCTGAAACCGTGCCTGATTTACGGGCCGGAGTAGACCAGAATCTGGCTTTGTATCAAGACATTCTTGGCAGTGACCCGAAGGATACGCAGGCTCAGATGTTGTTTGACATCGGTCAGGCGGCGCTCGGCTATGCCGGTAACGTAGGTCCTGACGGGCAACCACTTCGTGGTTCTGCTGCGGCAAGACTAGCAGGCGCTACACGAGAACTGCCCGGCCGTATCGGTCAGCGTGCAGCAGGCATGTCCAAAGAGGCGCAAGCGCTTAAGATGGCAGCACTGCAGGCAGCCGAAGCTCAAAGGAGCGCGGCTCAGGAACGGAATGTGAAGCTTGCCGAGCGTCAAGCCGACATCTACGGCGACATCGCCACGCAGAAGCCTGCTAAGCTTAGCGCATATGAGGAAAAGATTCAGGACCTCATGAACACTATGGAAATGACTCGACCTGAAGCGGTAGAGATGGTCAACACAAGCACGTTTATTGAGCCTAATTCTGGAAATACCATTAGGTATAACCCGATTACTCAGACGGCTGAAGTGATAGACGTGGCGTTCCCTGAACCTCCGGCGCCTCCTACGACTCCGCCAGAAGTTTCTGCAGAGGATTTATCCTTTGACGTAGGTACGGGAACAGGTGCATTCGCTGCTGTGCGAAACCTATACAGCAGCACGCTTGGTCAACTGCCGTTCTTACCTGCAGCACTTAAGACAGAGGAGGCAGCGCAGAGATTACGTTTCCTAGAAAGAGACGCGATTTCGTCACTTGCTACGACCTCTCGCCCGTCTGTTGTGGAACAGGCACGTATTTTGGCCACTATACCTCAAGCACTTGATTTTAGTCAGAACCCTGAAATCGCACAAGAAAGCTTGGCTAACTTCGTAGACCTCATGGGTCAGGTGTATGTTGATGACGTGAAGTACAGTAACGACATTTCAAACCCCAAAGGCGAACGCGACAAGTCTGAAGCTAGGGCTCGAGCAGTACAACGAACCATTGGCTCTCTATTACGTCCAGATGCCGCCGAGCTATACTTTGACACCGTCAATAATGCTGTAAAAGTCGATGCAGGAAAGTTTGGTGAGATGTCCAAAGAGGAATTGATGGCTGTAAATGTGGCAGAGCTAGAGGGTAACACTCTTGCTGCCTTCATTACTGCTGCTAAAAAGTTTCAATAAGGGTAATTAGTAATGGCTGATGAAGAAAAAGGCGTTACAGACGCAGAGCAGCAACAAAAAGACCTTGCTCTAGCCCTACAGCTACAGCTCTCGCTTGGCGACGGCGCTCCTGCTCAACCTGTTTCTGCAGAAGAAGCCTATATGGCCGCTAATTACGGTCCTCTTGAAACCGCCAACCGCATGATGGCCCAGACTTTAGATACCTTGGTTCTGGACTATCTCCCCGACAAGTGGAAAAACAAGCTTGCTGACATAGGCATAGGCTTTCCTGCGGGATATGAAATGCCCGGCAAGGCAGGTGCAGCAGCCAAAATGATAGGCACCGCCGCCCCGTTCGTTGCGGCGCCTGTTCTTGCGGGCAGGCAATTAGCACAGGAAAGCGCTAGGACACTTGCACGTCCGGGCCCTGCGCGTAAGTTGTTAGAAGACATCTATAGGACTTCTGTAACAGCGCCTAAGACTTTTTACGGCTCTGAAATAGCTGCCGCAGGCGCCGCCGGAGCAGCAGGGGAAGCCGCAAGACAGGGTGGAGCAAGTCCTGAAATGCAAGTGGTGTCTGAGCTTGCCGGAGGTTTTGGGGCAGGCGCTATACCCACTATGATACCCAGAACTGCACAGCGCTTAGTTCAAGGGGTTAAAGCTAATCTAGCACCTTTCACCGAGGCAGGCGGAAGCATTCGTGCTGCGCGTCAAATGCAGGAACGGGCAGGTGGTCAGGTTCGCGCGTTAGAATTAGCGGATGCTTTGGATGATGTGCCAGAAGGCGTAACTCCGGCACAATTTCTTGGTGACAATGTTTTAATGGCCCAAGAAGCTCGTCTAATTGCAGACAACCCCGACATAGGCAATGCAATTGCTGTTGATTTAATGGCTGCGCGACGTGCCGCGCAGGAAGAGCTTGTTGACTTAAGGGGGCAGCCTCGAACTCGACAGGAATGGGAGCAGGCGGTTATTCAGCGTGTTACACCGCCGGGCACTACAATTACCAAAGCTCAAACCGACGAGATGCTTAGCGAAGCATACAAGGCCTTCGATCCTTTTTATGATGCGGCAAGAGGGCTGCCTGCGCCACTTAATAAGTTAACCCGTTTAGATGTAATAGACTCAACTGACACGCCCTCTATTATCGCAACCGATGATCAACGAACGGCGGTGCGTAGATACCTTGAGGATCTGACTACTGCGTGGGAATCGCCCGGCTTTAACGAGCCTCGAGCGCGCATGGGAACTACTGATGACCTGATTGACATGCGTAGCAAGATTAGGGCCGAGCAACGAGCTCAAATGCGCGCAGGAAATCTTGAGCGGGCCGATCTTTTAGGCGCTGCTGAAAATGTAGTCAGTCAACAAATACGAAACGCAGTAAGCCCAGAAACCGCTGTTCGACTTAATGAGGCAGACAGGCTTTATCGTCAGTACAAGGTTATCGAAACAGCCATCTACAACAGCGGCGACAATGTTCTGACCGCCGACATGGTGTCTGAAGCGATTCGCACAAGCGGCCTTACAACTCCTTCGCGCTATGCTCGAGGAGAGATTGAAGAAGTACAGAAGTTACGTGAACTAGCCATTGCAGGCAGGGACGTAGCAGAGTACTTGGGCGACCCTGAGCGTGCGTCACTTATGGTCAGGGGGTTAGACGAAGACGGTAAGAGCGCCGTTCAAGCGGAGTTTGTAAATGCTCTTATTAAAAGGGCAAAGCCTGACGCCGCTGAAATATCAGACGGCATGGTGCTTATATCTGGAAACAAATTAACCCGAGACATTACCGAAAACATAGAGGTAATGCAGGCACTGGGTATGGGTCCAGAGGATATTGGCCGAGTAAGAGATATCGCCAATAGAGTTACCATGATGGAGAAGAAAAGCCCTGCAGCAGTTGCGAAACTGTTTGACGATGGGCCGTCTACAGTCATGGAACTACTTGCCAGTGTGGTCGGAGCAAAGCAGGGGTCGAACCTCGCTTCAGTTGCTGACATCGGCCAGAGCCTTGTACTTGCACAGTTCTTCTCTAACCGGGCCCGTAGGTGGTTAACCAAAGTAACTTCCGATAAAGCAGCTCAGCTTTTAAAAGACGCCGCCACAGATCCTCAACTGTATCAGGCCTTGCTTAGAAAGAATGTTGCGCCTGCCGATAACATTAAAGCGGCCAGATACATCGAAAGCTACTTAGCCGCAACTGGTCAGCTCCAAGCTGAGGAAGCAATGGACCTCGATGAGCCAACCGACCAAGAGTTGCAGTTCGCACCGTTCGAGGCAAGTACCCGTGGTCCACGGAGAACGCCTAGCGCACCACCAACACGTGGCGTGCCGGGCCTTGGTTCAGAGCAACCGGCTCCCGCTGCACCTGCCGTGGCCCAAGGACCTACGGGTCAAAGCAGCAGGGACATGCTCGAGCAGCTATTCCCCTTTGGCTAATGGCAGGCATAAAAAAGGCCCCTAGTTAGGGGCCTTTTCTTTATGGGCAGACTACAGTGTAGGTGTTGTCTTCATTCTTACTGATGTCGCCCGGACATAAATAACCAAAGTCATAGCCCTCGGCTAAATCAAGCTCTCGATCCCGAGCAGCTATCCTCGCTGCCTCTTCGGCCTCTACTGCCGTCTTATAGGTTCTCCAAGAAACCTTACATCCGCACTCGTGCTTCAATGGCTTGGGATAATCCATTTTCTTTCTCCTGTATTAATTTTAAAGAACGGCCATCTCTTAGATGACATAGTCATTGTACTACACTTTACTACTTAATGCAAACATCTATTTTTCACTACTGTTGTGGAACTCGTCAACTCGACGCATCCATAGGTCCTTATAACCTTGGAACTCGCGGCCTGCGGTGGAGAACTCCGCAGTGCTGCCGTCTGATCTAACCGCCATCAACACAACTGCATTGTCTATTTTAGTGCCGTGCATTTCATCGTGCGCTAAAGCGTACGCCGCTAACTGGCAGAAGTAATCCTCGATCCACTCCCGCTTCTTCGGCTTGTTGCTCTGCTTGAAGTCGATGATGGCAGGCTTGTCTCGATAGACTCCGACTAAGTCCGTGGTACCCGCATACTTCTCCGGATAAAACAGAGAAACCTCAGAGCCCCAGATTTCATTCACGTTGTGAAAGTATCGGTTGATAATCTTGTAGCCGAGCTCGTAGCCCTTGCACATCTCCCAGTTCGTCGGGCGGGGCAGGTCTCGATACGCGACCATCCGTTCAATGACCTCGTGCAAGTAAGTGCCGACCAGTGACGCCTCGTTTTTAATACGCTCCGCCTCTTCCTCACCTACGCGCGCGACCCACGCATCAAGGCCCCCTTTATCTGCTTTGGTGGCGGACAGGATAGTCGTCACGCTTGGCAGTTTCTGCTCGCCGTAGATATACCGGCGGCCCTCGGGCAGGTCCTGACGTTGCAGGGAGATGTATTTAAATTTCTTTCGCAGCGGGATTAGATCAACCAATCTTTCATCTCCTCGCCAAGCACTTCGTTGGCTATGTCAATTTTGGAACGCAGGGCCTTGACTATCTTCTCGTCGACCGTGCCCGGCACCATAAGGTCCACGTAGGTAACAGACTTTGTCTGGCCGATTCGATGCGCGCGGTCTTCGCTCTGCAAACGTACCTCGAGGTCAAAACTGTTACTATAATACACAACTGTATTCGCTGCTGTGAGCGTAAGTCCGTATCCGCCGGTCCTTGGGTTGCCAACAAAGAACCTGAGCTCACTGTCGGGGTCTTGGAATTCACGGACCACGCGCCTACGCTCTTCGTCGTCGGTGTCACCGTAGTAAGTGCCGACGGCGTTCATGCCGTACTCTTTTGCAAGCGCAAGCCTGATGGCCTCGATGTCGTGGCGGTAGTTCGCCCAGATGATGACCTTGTCTGATGTCTCTTCGACCACGGACAAAAGTTCGTCCATTCGTTTGCTTGGAATGCTTATCTCGGTGCCGTCGTCGAGCTTCGAGTGGCCGCAGGCTATCTGATGCAGACGCATGATCTGGGTCAGGGCGTTAACGGTCGTCGTCATTCCTTTGTCGAACAGGGCCAGAGCAAGAGACGACATCTCGTCGTAGGCCTTGCGCTGCTCTTTGGTTAACTCGACCTCACGCTTGACGAAGACCTTGGGAGGCAGATCGAGGCACTCCTCTTTGGTAATGCGGTAAGCGAATTTATCAAGCTTCTCTTTAAGCTCGTCGAGCTTGCGGTAACCTACGATCTTCTTAAAGCTGTGGCTGCCCATGTGCTTCTCAACAAGAATCGCATAGCGTGCGCGGAACGAGTAAAAGCTCGGTGCGTTCAGGCATTCCTCTGACAGGAAAGCGCATTGTTGGTACAGGTCCATAGGCGAACGGGTAACCGGCGAGCCCGTCATGATCCGTCGATAAAGAGCCTGCTGCCCGACTTTCAGTACGTTCTTCGCACGCTTGGCCGTTGGCGTTTTGATCGTAGTGCTCTCGTCGATAGACATAAAACACTTGGTATACATTGCAAAGCGCTTTGCATACTCGAAGCCCTTAGTGGTCGACAGGGCTTCCACGTTCATCACGAGAATCTTTAAATCCTCTGTAACCTCCCACAAGTTTTCAAGCTGAGCCCTCTCCGCTTTACGTGGGTTAGGGGTCCAAAGCGCCGTGCGGTGAATCACGTGGTCAGGCAAATGCTTGGGTAATTCTTCATCCACCCAGTTACGATAAACACCCTTCGGCGCTATGATAAGTGCCGAATTTATTTTGCCCACGTCATAAAGCATGGCCAGATTGTTAATGACCATGAACGATTTACCAGTACCCATGTCAGCAAAAAGCGCTGCTACAGGCCTTTTCCAGAACTGTTCTAAATATTTTTTTTGATGTGCAAACGGTTGATTTTTAAACCGATAGCGATCAATCCACAAGTTTTCCACAGCTTATCTCCTTTCTAGGTTTGCTTTTCGGTTGACACCGACTAGCTAACGCAGTGTATCATAGCGCCTCGCATTTGCGAAACAAACCAGAAAGGAGAATGAAATTGCCAAAAGTATTTGTTGTTTCTGAGACCCAGAAACATAATATTATTCCCGCAGCCGATTTCGGTGACATCGAAATTGTTCTGCCCCCTAATCAAGCGCAGGTTATTTTCTCGTCCGGTCCGACTGTACAAAGAGTCAAACGGGCGCTAGAAGATTTCTGTGACGACGACTACCTCTTGTTTATTGGTGACCCGACCGCCATTAGTATTTTAGCTGCAGTTGCTGCCGCTAAGAACTCCGGCCGGTACAAGGCGCTGAAGTGGGACAAGCAGGAGCGCCGGTACTTACCTATACAGATCGATTTATTTCCACATAGAAGGGATAACGACGATGATTGATTTTGAAAAAGACGCAGAGGCGTTAAAGCTACAAGACGACGATATCGAAGGTATCGCGGCATTAGCAAAAAGAGCTAAAGAGTTAGAGAAAGAAGTCGAAGACCTTGAAGCGGTCACGAAGGAAAGAAAGGATCAGCTTAGAAAATTAACCGAACAGTCCATCCCTGAAGCATTAACCCAAGTCGGCATGAAAGGTTTTGTGATGGATGACGGCAGCAGGATTGAGCTAAAGGCTTTTTACTCTGCCAGTATTTCTGCCGCACGCAGAGCCGAAGCGTTCCAGTGGTTACGCGATCACGGCATGGACGACATCATTAAGAACACTGTCAGCGTCCGATTCGGACGTGGCGAAGACGAGCTCTGTTCTCGTCTGTTAGAGATTCTTGGTACGCAAGGCTACCCTGCCGAGCAAGCTGAGAAGATAGAACCCATGACCTTGAAAGCATGGGTGAAGGAGCAGGTCGAGCGGGGCAATGAATTCCCAACCGAACTGTTTGGCGCCTACATGGGCCAGAAAGCAATCATTAAATCTTAAAGAGAAAAGGAAAAAGGAAAAAGAGACATGGCTAAATCAGCAGAAGTAGCGGTAAAAGGTAACACAGCCGTCGCATTAGCGGTGAACTTCGAAGGTGACGCGCAGAGCGGCTTCGAGCAAATGGATCAAGACGATTTTGCTCTACCGTTCTTACGAATCCTGACAAACATGTCGCCAGAGATTGGTGAAGTCGACGGCGCAAGCCCCGGCATGATCTACAACTCAGTAACAGGCGAACTGTTCGACGGTAAGAAAGGCGTACAGGTTATCCCCTGCACGTACATTCGCCAGTATATCGAATGGGCACCACGTGGATCGGGCAGCGGTGGACCGTTGAACATCTACCCCGCAACAAGTGACATCCTGTCCCGCACGCATCGCGAGCCGGGCGACAACAAGGATTACACAGACAGCGGAAGCTACATCGAAAACACAGCAAATCATTACGTAATGATGCTCGACGAAGCAGGCGTTCCAAACCCTGCGCTAATCGTAATGAAGTCCACTCAGCTCAAGAAGTCACGCAAGTGGAACAGCATGATGATGTCGGTAAAGCTCACCGGAGCTAACGGCATGTTTACTCCACCTATGTACTCACAGATTTATCGACTGACTGTCGCGTCTGAGTCTAATGACAAAGGCAAGTGGCACGGTTGGGAAATTGAGCGAGTAGGCAGCGTTGAAGATGCAGGCGTTTACGAGACTGCAAAACAATTTGCTGCAAGCATCGGTGCAGGAGATGTAAAAGTGAAGCACCAAGATGAATCGAAGCCTAGTACAGGTGAGGAGTCACATAGTCACTTTTAAGTCTGACGCCGGAGGGTAAAACCTCCGGCCTTTACCGAGAAAGAAGAATGGAAAAGCTAGATAAATTCATGGCCATCTTCGAGGGTTTGCACTGCGCCTACGGCACCTATCGAATCTCAGGTGAGCCAAACGAGAAAGGCAAGAGTACTGGTCAGGCGCTCGTGGTACGCAAGCCGCCGACCAAGGACCTGTGGCAACGCCACTTTGACGGGATAGATCCGTCACTCGGAATCATTCCAATACGCGCCGACAATAGCTGTACGTGGGGCGCTATAGACATTGACCAGTACCCGCTAGACCTACAGGCGCTGATCGAGAAAATTAAAAAGCTTGGGCTACCGCTCGTGACGTTTCGTAGTAAGTCGGGTGGCGCGCACGTCTACTGTTTCACAAAGACCCCTGTGCCTGCAGGAGATATGCAAAAGTATCTGACTGCATGCGGTGGCCTGCTCGGTGAAGCAGGGCGTGAGATATTTCCTAAGCAATCTGAAATCCTAGTCGAGCGTGGTGACACCGGCAACTACCTTAACCTGCCTTATTTCGGCGGAGAGAAAAGCCTGCGCTATGCGCTTAAGGAAGACGGTAACAGCGCGACGCTAGATGAGTTCTTCGCCATCTACGAGGCCAACGTGCAAGACGCTTTGGTTATGCCTAAGCCTCCCGAGAAACCAGACACGCCCGTAAAGGACGGACCGCCATGTCTGCAGGCACTCTGCTCGCAGGGCTTTCCTGAAGGCTCACGGAACAATGGCATGTTCTCTGTCGGCATCTACCTTAAGAAAGCTTTCCCTGTTGGGTGGGAAGACAAGCTGATGGAGTACAACCATAAGTACTTTAATCCGCCTCTCGGCCTGCAGGAAATTGCGCTGATACAGAAGCAGCTCGATAAAAAAGAATACCGCTATAAATGCAAAGACGATCCTATAAAATCATTCTGTAACCCCTCTCTGTGCAGGCAACGCAAGCATGGCATTGGCGGTGATGGACCAGACAGCCCGCAGCTCACGTCACTGAGTAAGTACGCAAGCGAACCGCCACTGTGGTTCCTTGACGTAAACGGCAAGCGCATCGAGCTCGAGACAGAAAGCCTGTTCAATCAAATGTTTTTCCAGAAGGCCTGCATGGAGCGGCTGAACGTCCTGCCGCCAACAATCAAAAAGCCTGACTGGGAGCAGCTTGTAAATGAACTGCTAGGTGAGATGGTTGAGTTGCAGGCCATCACCGAGGCAAGCGAAGACACCACAATCACCGGCAGGTTCGCTGACCTTGTTGAAGAATTCACGACCCACCTGCAGCAGGCAATGGACCGTGACGAGATTCTCATGGGCCGTGTCTGGACCGATGAAGAGAACGGCGTTTGTTATCTACGGATCAAGGACCTCGAAGCACACCTGAAGCGCAATAACTTTGGCACGCTGTCCGCGCCTAAGATGGCGCAGCGGTTACGTGAGCTCGGCGGTGAGCCAAGCGTCATAAAGCTTAAGGGTCGCACGGCTCGAGTGTGGAAGCTGCCTGTGTTTGATAAGCAGGATGCTCCATTCGATACGCCTACCAACAATGACTCGGTGCCGTTCTAATGATGACTAAGGTGTTCGGCCCGCCGGGTTCGGGTAAAACTACGTTCCTTCTTAACGTCGTTGAGAAGGAGCTCGCCGACAATACGCTATCGAGCCAGATAGGTTACTTTTCGTTTACTCGCAAGGCAGCAGGTGAGGCCCGTGATAGAGCGATCCAGAAGTTCCCTAGCCTGAACGCCGAGACTGACTTCCCGTGGTTTCGCACGCTACATAGTCTTGCCTATCATTGCCTCGGAGCAGGGGCCAAGGATCTGATGTCTGCAGAGGATTACGCGACGTTCGCAAAGGAAACTGGTCTCGAGGTATCAACCTCGCTAGAGGGCGACGAGTATATCGTGCGCGCCGACAACGCAATTCTGAACGAGATAAACATCGCACGCATTCGAGGCATAGACCTGCGGACACATTACAACCGCAGCAACATGGACATCGAATGGTTCTATTTTGAGTTTGTCGAGCGCGCCTACCGCAAGTTTAAAGCGGCGCACATGCTGATGGATTTTACGGACCTGCTCGAGAGACTGATAGAGCAGGACGAACGCCTGCCCTCACTCGAGGTACTAATTGTCGACGAGGCGCAAGACCTATCACGCCTGCAATGGAAACTGGTTATGGCATTGGCAGAGAAGGCGGACCGCACGTTTGTCGCAGGAGATGATGACCAAGCGGTATACACGTGGTCCGGTGCTGACGTAGAAAGCTTCCTGTCCTGTGAGGGTGAGGTAAAGATTCTTGAGCAGTCCTATCGCGTACCGGCTAAGGTCCACTTCCTTGCAAACTCTATCGTGAAGCGAATCCAGAACAGGCAGGAGAAAATCTGGGCGCCACGACAAGAGCAGGGCGAGATAAATTACTACAACCAATTCGAGCAGGTGGATATCAGCAAGGGCGAATGGTTAATCATGGCGTCCACGAACTACATGCTTAACGAGCTGCACAACTGGATCAAAAGCCAAGGCCTTCTCTTCGAGCGTAATGGACAACGGAGCATTGCCGATTCGGTGGTGACCTCTGTCATTGGTTGGGAACGGTTACGTAAGGGCCAGTCGATTGGCTACGACGTGCTGCGACAAGTCTATAAGAACTTGCCTGCTTCCTCGATAAAGCGCGGGTTTAAATCGCTAAGGCATGCGGACCCCGAGGCTATGTATGACATGGCCGAGCTAAAAGCTAACCAAGGGTTACTGACCGATGCAATCTGGCACGAAGCCCTGACCAAGATAGGCGAAGACAAACGCGACTACCTAATCGCTGTGCTGAGGCGTGGTGCGAAGCTAGGCGTTAAGCCTGCGATACAACTGTCCACGATCCACGGAGCTAAGGGCGGAGAGGCGGACAATGTTTTATTGCTCACGGACCTGAGCCCTAAGTTTGCAAAAGATTATGCGAAGAACGCCGATGACATTAATCGACTGCTCTATGTGGGCGTCACGCGCACAAGGCAATCCCTGCACATTGTGCTTCCAAAGAATGAAGAAAGAGGATTTAGATTTTGAGCGAATGGACCCCACCACAACATTTTCCTGACCTGTCGGAAGCAAAAGAGATTGCCATCGACCTCGAGACCTGCGATCCAAACATGGAGAAGTTCGGGCCCGGTTGGCCACGCAACGACGGGTTTATCGTCGGCTACGCCGTCGCAGTAGACGGGTGGTGCGGCTACTACCCTATCGCACATGGCGGTGGCGGCAACCTCGATAAAAGAATGGTCGAGGCATGGATCACGGACATTCTAAAACTGCCCTGCCCGAAGGTGATGCATAACGCAGCATACGACTTGGGTTGGCTACTGGCGTCAGGGTTCGAGGTTCAAGGAACAATTATCGACACGATGATTGCTGCAGGCCTAGTCGACGAGAACCGATACAGCTACGCACTAAACTCTCTGGGTTTCGATATGCTCAAAGAGATTAAGTCAGAGGAGCAGCTCAAGAAGGCGGCTGCAGATTTTGGCGTGCACCCAAAGAAAGAGCTCTGGAAACTTCCGGCGCATTTTGTTGGCGCCTACGGCGAACAGGATGCGGCACTTACGCTGAAGCTCTGGCATCACCTCGAGACCCTGCTAAGGCAAGAAGAGGTCGAGTCCATCTTCCAATTGGAAACTGAGATACTGCCTGTGCTAGTGGGTATGACGCATAAAGGCATTCGCTTTGATAGGGAAAAAGCAATAGAGCTCACCGAAGAGCTCAAGAAGAAAGAGAAAAAGATGATTGCCTTTATCCGCAAGGAGGCGGGCGTCCCTGTCGACATGTGGGCAGCGGCAAGCATTGCCAAGGCCTTTGATAAGCTGAACATTGGCTACCCGAAGACAGACAAGGGCGCGCCAAGTTTTACTAAGTCCTTCCTCGAGGGATGCGAGCACCCGATTGCCAAGGCCATCGTTGAGGTGCGCGAGATAAACAAGACGCACAACACTTTCCTGCAGCCGTACCTCGATGCAAGCGAGGCCACCGGGCGAATCCATTCGCACATTAACCAGTTGCGCGGTGAGGGCGGCGGCACGGTCACCGGCCGACTGTCCATGAACCAACCGAACCTGCAGCAAGTGCCTGCACGCCACCCAGTTATCGGTCCAATGGTCCGAGGTTTGTTCTTGCCTGAGGAAGGCGAGCTCTGGGCGGCCAACGACTTCTCGAGTCAGGAGCCCCGCCTACTGGTTCACTATGCGAGCCTGTTGAAACTGGATGGCGCCGGTAAGATGGCTGAGGCTTATCAAGAGGACCCCGGCACTGACTTCCACCAAATGGTCGCCGACCTTGCAGGCATTGATCGTAAGCAGGCCAAAACTATCGGGCTCGGTTTGATCTACGGCATGGGCGTTAAGAAGCTCGCGGTAGAGCTCGACATGCACGACGACGAAGCGAAGGAGTTGATTCAGACGTTCCACGCCAAGGTCCCGTTCCTGAAGTCAACAATCCACGCGGTGCAGAAGCGCATTGAGTACCCTGCCTCCGGCGGATCGATCAGAACATTGCTCGGCCGCAAGTGTCGCTTTCCTTTGTGGGAACCAATGGCGTGGGGAATCAACAAAGCGCTGCCCTACGAAGAGGCCGCTGCAAAGTACGGCACGCGAATCAAACGCGCCATGACCTACAAGGGTACCAACAAACTAATCCAAGGAAGCGCAGCGGACCAGTGTAAGAGCGCCATGCTTGCCCTACACAAGGCAGGGTTCAACATCATGCTGCAGGTGCATGATGAGATAGCCCTCTCTGTAAAAAGCCGTGAAGAGGCTGAGGGGGCCGCTAAGATCATGCGCGAAGCGGTAGAGCTCGCCGTGCCAAGCAAGGTAGACGTTGAGGTTGGGCCCAATTGGGGCGAATCAAAGTAGCAGCGTATATTAGAATACTGTAAGCTCCATATACCAAACCAGAAAGGAGAAGACTATGCCAACAGGTGTGTACGTGCGACGACGTGTCCACAAGAATCGAAAGAGAAGACCAAAGGGTTACGTGCCCCCTCCCTCGCCGTCTAAGCGAGAAACTCCGTGGGCTAACCTATGCGTGCGGGCAGAGCATTACGCGATGCTGCGCGAGTTAGGAGAGTTCTACGAGGCGCCCCTGAGCAAGATCGCAGGCTCGTTGATCACGCGCCATTTCATTGAGCTGTTGAGAGACAGTGACCCCGTCAAAGCCCATGCACTCGAGCAGGAATACAAAAATGAAAAATACAGTAAGCAGCTCCTTGACCTTGCCGGTTGAGGTAGTTTACGAGATCCTACCTGCTGAATTTGGGCTACCGGAACAAGTCGATATTGTTGCGGTAAACATCACAGTAAGAGGGCCCTCTGGGCGCAAAAGAAAGGTCGACGTTCTGGCAATGCTAGACGAGGCGGAGGTATTTAGACTTGAAGACGAAACCGATCAGACAGGAGAATGAAATGGTAGTCTATAAAATAGGGCCTAAATGGTACAAATCCATGGTCACGGTTGGCACGACAAAGCACACTTTTTTTGGGTACAGCCGAGAGGAAGTTGCAGGCCGAGCTAAGCAGGAGATTGAAAAAAAGGAGACGCGCAATGTTTAAGCGACTCAAGGCTAAGCTGTTAGGCCAGAAGCCACTGGACCATGACGAGATTATGTTCGCCTACATGGATGCGGCCAAGCACGTTAAGCCTGCACCGCTGTTCGCTAAGGACTTCGCGAGGCTCATCGAGGCCAAGCACGGCATCGTTGGCACGTACAAGACGGAGCCGATGAACTATGACGACTGAGGATTTAAGCAAGAAGCCCTGCCCCTGCGGCGAGACGATGGGCCAGATAATAGGCCACGACGAGAATGCTCAGAAAGAATTGGTGCCCGTGCGACGAGGTTGGTATTGTTTTAACTGCAGGCATTGGGAAGACGCCATCTTACGGGAGAGGATCGTTGAAGACTATTGAAGAGTTCAGCAGATTAGTGGTGGAGATGTACGACGAGATGTGGGCCGTGGTCGAAGAGATGGAAGACACTCTCGGCATCGGCCCCAGTGAGCTCATGTGCGTCTTGACTAATATGCTGTGCGACACGGCCCAAGGATCAGGGATCAAGAAAGAAGCTTTCCTTGTAATGATGGAAATGCACTACGACGTGGACAGAAAACACTACGACGATGAGATAGAAGAAGGGCCCACGGTCCACTAACTTGTTGATTTTATTGGGTAGAAAAAAGTAGTTGACGGTAGTATTAAAAACGTGAGACGATTCAGTTGTCGGGTTGGCCGACACCATACAGGAGAAAGATATGAACGGTTACATAGCGCTTTACAAGGGTAAGCAGATTGAAGTCTACGCTGAAACCTCCTATGCCGCGCAGTGCAAGGCTGCCGCTGAGCTAAAGGCCAAAAAGCAATATGAGGTCTCTGTTTACCTCGCCGAGAAAGCAGGCGAGCCTGTCGTTCAAAACCCCGCGATTCTTTAATACAGGAGAAAGACATGAAAATTCAAACTGAAGTAGGTTCCATGGAAATTAACTTCGATCCTAAGAAGTACAAGACCAAGGCAGGTGCCGCCAAGGCCTTTCATAAAGCCCTGTGCAAATTTGCGAAAGAGGTGTACGGGCAAAACCCGGATATCGAAATCTTCATCGATACCCCAGAGGAAAGCCAAGCCCGTGGCTACGGCAAAAATTGGCGGGTCTGTTGGGAAGCGGGACCTTATGAGTGGGCCATCGGCACTTCAATGCAGTTACATAATTACTTCAAGGGCGGATGGTACACCGAGCCTTACTACTCATTCGACTTGTGTTTCACTGAGTAGTAAAAAGTAGTTGCAGGTGGTCTCGCATTATGAGACCATCTCTTTGTCGGATTGGCCGACATCATACAGGAGACAGTCACATGGCATTTGCCCCTTCATCAGTCTACCCCATCCGCGAAGGCGGAGCCTTCATCGAGAAGGATCACGGCAACTTCTTCGAGTACGACCTCCACGGCGAGGACACCTTCGCCGGATACCCTCACCGCGTCTGGGTCTCTGAGAACCCAGTTAACGACAGCGGATGGCGCTACGCGCTAGTCAAAAAGACCGTGGCCTATATCGTCGTCGACGAAGACGAGAGCGGTCAGCCGGTAGTTCAGAAGTGGTCGATCAAGGCCCACAGAATTTACTCTAACTAGAAAGGAGAAAGATTATGTTTGACATCTACTGCCCACATTGCGGCGAGCCTCACGACCAAGACATGCTGCATGACCCTGCCGATTACGGCGCCCCTGAAGGCCTGAGCTACATGCAGGCTGCCGCTCTCTTCAAGCAGCACGGCTGCGGTCTATTCAAGGCTGAGCCTAGCCCCTGCAAAGCACCGGCGGTCCTCGAAGAGGATCAGCTCGCTCAGATCCAAGCAGGAATTGAACTTTCAGAATACCCAGACGAGTGGTGTCTGGACTACGTTTAAACTTACCGGCCCCTACGGGGGCCACATACAGGAGAATCCCATGCAAGATTTCATCGACTTTATCGATTACGTTAGCACTTTTTACGGCCCCGGCGGCGTCTATGACATGGGCGTTACGCGCCTAGATGTTGCCATCGCAACCGGTTACTACCTCAGCGGAATTAACCTAAGCGACTTCGCTGCTGACAGCATCGACCGCGGGCACGTTCGCGACGTGCTTATCGAGAAAATGGGGTACACTTTCCCCGTAGGAAAAAGTAGTTGCGCTGTCTGATCAGTGTGCTAGTATTCGTTTGTAGTTTAATTTAACCGATACAGGAGAAAGACAATGTCAGCCTATTTATGTGATCCCAAAGATTTCGCCCTGCTTGCAGCGTATGCTCTTAAGCCCGGCGCGCCACGTCACTTCGTTAACCTCGATCAGAAAGAGTACATCGACATCGTGATTGCTGCAGACATCGCCACGATACTTGCCAAGGAGAACATCAAGTCTCTCGAGGCCCTCTACCCTAAGTACGGCGTTGCCGGTGGCTTCCTCTGCGGCACTCTCGAAGAGTTCCTCGCCGAGGTTAAACTTGCAGCCAAGGCCCGCTACGATTACAACGATCTCGTTAAGATTAAAGAGGTCCTCAACTCCTTCGACTATCAGTCATGCGAGCACCCAGAATACCGTCAGTCTGACGCCTACCACCTAGTGCGCGGCATTAAAGATCAACTCCTCTCTGAGTTCGCTTATCGCTACGAGCTCGCACAGGAGGCAGCGTAATGAGAATCCTACTAGCACTGGCCGCGCTCGTCGCGGCCCTTGGCCTCGCCGGTACATCCGATTTTGAAGAAGCACAGCAGCAGCAGGATCGCTACTGTGAGTTCGTGGCCGACGGAACATGGCCCCCGTACAACCCTGATATCCAATGCAACTAAGGACCCACGTATGAAAATTGAAACAGGCGTTCCACTACCCGAGTCCTCACGGGCTCGCAAGTACCCCTTCCTCGAGATGTCAGTAGGCGAGTCAGTCTACTTCGACGGCGAGGAAGTAAACGGGCGCGCTTACCGCGCTGCTATGTCAACCGGTCGGCGCCACAACCAAAAGTATGTCGCTCGACGTGAGGACAACGGCCTCCGAATCTGGAGGGCTGAGTAATGTTAGACGTTGACGTGCAGGAAATTGTAGACAGTCACCTCGAGTTGATGAAAGTTGTCGATAAAGTGGAAGTGATTAAACTTTTAAAAACGGCCATCGAAGAGCCTAGCGGTACAGTCGACAATCTTGTCAACTATCTGCATAAAGCTCGGGTGGATTCTTACAACATGGGCGCAGGAAACACTGACCCCGTTAATGGTTTAACCAAACGCCACGGAGAAAAATAATGAGCAAGGGAAGCAGACCACGCCCATTGAGCGTGAGCAAAGAAAAGTTTGACGACAACTTCGACCGCATCTTCGGCAAGAAGGCCAACGTCGACACCCTCACGATTCGTGTGTCAGGGACCACGGCTCACGGGTCAACCCTGTCGCCAGAAAGCACCGTGCTAGAGCTCAGCCCGAAGGAGCAGGATGAATGACCACGACCCGAATGGATGTTCTTACTTTATCTGAACGCGCTCTCTTACGTGCAGAATTAGAACGTCAGGTACAGGAATACAAGGACAGCGGCGGAGTGATAACCGTTTGTCCGCCACGCGCATTTAGCGAGGTTGACCCTAACGCTCCCAAGAGAAAGTTTGATCGCCTCATGCGACCAGACTCGTTAACCGATCCAACCAACCGAGACATCGGGGCGCATCGCCCTGCTCACAAGAAAGGAGAAGACGCATGAGCCACAGGCAGCAATACGAACAGCAGGTGTTTATGATCGCTCAGGCGCTTGTAGAATTAGGCAAGCACACGAACAAGTATGAGTTGGCTCGTGATGCTGTTGAAATAGCTAAGCTCGTCAAAGACGAGATAGAAAAATCTATTCCAGACCCATGGGTGTTAGGTGGAGATAAACCTGAAGGTTGGGAATAAATCATGTATGACTACCAATGCAAAATTGTCCGTGTTGTCGATGGAGATACTGTCGATGTTGATATTGACCTTGGGTTTGATACTTGGCGTTGCGGTGAGCGCATTCGTTTGTACGGTGTTGATACTCCAGAGTGCCGCACACTCGATGCTGAAGAAAAAGCTGCCGGGTTCTTGGCGAAGGAATTTGTCGAGGACGCACTGCACGTCGGAGGAACCTATCGCCTCCAGACAAAAGAGAAAGGAAAGTTCGGACGGTACCTCGGAACAATCTACCTGACCGACGACACCTCGATAAACGCTGCGCTAGTCACCGAGCATTTGGCAGTGCCTTACACTGGGCAAAACAAAAATGAAATCCAAGCGCAGCATCAAGCTAACTTTCAGATACTCAAGGACAAGTGGCTCATATGAAAGCGTGGCCGTGGGAAGTAGTACAGGAGGCCTTCCGACTTCGTGATGAAGGCGTTCCTAAAAAATTAATCAGCCGCAAGCTCGGGCCGTCAACACACACATTGAACGACTGGTTTAATAGACCGGGTTATCTGGAGAAAATAAATGGACGACGAAAAAGCAATCCTAGCGTTGATCTCAACGGTAATGATGCACGCGCTGCTCGGCAGATCGAAGCGCTCTACCGATCAACTGGCACGTGAAGCGGTGGTAGTTGCTGAGCAGCTCATCGACGAAATCAATCTCACCATGGAGCACCGCTGATGTTTACCTCAGCCCTAGCCTGCCTAGCACTGACCATTTACCACGAAGCCCGCAACCAAGACCTGCAGGGGCAGGTCGCCGTCGCACAGGTCGTCCTCGAGAGAGTCTACGACTCACGCTTCCCTGATACCGTGTGCGGCGTCGTCACCGACGGCGGAGAGGTCCGCAACCGCTGCGCGTTCTCGTTCTACTGCGACGGCCAGTCCGATAAACCTCAAGACGAGCGCGCCTACACCGTAGCGCGGTGGATCGCCTCAGGCGTCCTCAGCGGCGTTGTGAAGGACGTTACGGGTTACGCCACGCATTATCATGCCTACTACGTTCGCCCTGACTGGGCCCTTACAATGCGTCCTACGGCCGTCATAGGCGATCACCTGTTCTATCGAGAGGGTGCAGGCGCCGAGGACCACGGACCTTATGTCGGACGGCAGTAG